AGAGTATATCGAGAAGGAGTTTGACTACAGGGATGAGGGATATTGGTTTATGAACGCAGGAGAACCTACTTATATCACAGGTTCTCACTATATGTACCTGCAATGGTCAAGTATTGACGTAGGATATCCCGATTACCGTGAGGCAAATAGGATATTTTTTATTTTTTGGGAGGCTTGTAAAGCTGACCCACGCAGTTTTGGGATGGTATATCTAAAAATACGTCGTTCGGGGTTCTCGTTTATGTCATCATCAGAGTGTGTAAACACCGGAACTATCGTTCGTGATGCTCGTATTGGTATTTTATCCAAGACGGGAGCTGATGCTAAGAAGATGTTTACCGATAAGGTCGTTCCAATCAATAGCAAATTACCATTTTTCTTCAAGCCAATTATGGATGGTATGGATAAACCCAAGACAGAGTTAGCTTTCCGTGTTCCTGCCTCAAAAATTACCAAGAAAAATATGCACGAGGTGGCAAACAATGAGTATGACGGCTTAGATACCACCATAGATTGGAAGAATACAGAGGAAAACTCCTATGATGGAGAGAAGTTAGTCCTATTAGCCCACGACGAGAGTGGAAAATGGATGAAACCCAACAATATCTTGAATAATTGGCGTGTTACCAAGACGTGTTTGCGTTTAGGTAGCAAGATTATTGGTAAATGTATGATGGGTTCTACATCAAATGCGTTAAGTAAGGGGGGAGATAACTTTAAGAAGCTATATGAAGATTCAAAAGTAACTGTTCGCAACGCTAATGGTCAGACTAAGAGTGGGATGTACGCATTATTCATTCCTATGGAGTGGAATATGGAGGGATTTATAGATATCTATGGGATGCCCGTACTAAGAAAGCCAAAAGAAGCGATAAAAGGAGTAGATGGTCAGATGATTTCTAATGGTGCTATTGATTATTGGGAGGCAGAAGTTGAATCACTCAAGAATGACTCTGATGCGTTGAATGAATTTTATCGTCAGTTCCCAAGAACAGAGTCTCACGCTTTCAGAGATGAGAGCAAACAATCGTTATTTAACTTAACGAAGATATATCAGCAGATAGACTACAATGACTCTATGATTAAGGAGCATTACCTTACTCGTGGGAACTTCCATTGGAAGGATGGCGAGAAAGACACGAAGGTGGTGTGGAGTCCTGAGAAGAATGGAAGATTTCTTGTTAGTTGGCTACCACCGTTACACCTTCAAAACAGATACTTTGAAAAGAATAATATGTTCTATCCCGGCAATGAGCACATCGGAGCATTCGGCTGTGACCCTTATGATATATCAGCAGTGGTTGGAGGCAGAGGGTCTAATGGTGCATTGCACGGTATGACTAAGTTCCACGTGGAAGAAGCACCCGTAAATGAGTTCTTCTTGGAGTACATAGCACGACCACAGACAGCAGAGATATTCTTTGAGGATGTACTGATGGCGTGTGTGTTCTATGGTATGCCACTATTAGCAGAGAACAACAAACCTCGTTTGCTATACCACTTTAAAAATAGAGGGTATAGAGGGTTCTCCTTGAATAGACCCGATAAGACGTATGCAAAGTTATCAAAGACTGAGCGAGAACTTGGAGGTATTCCAAACTCATCAGAAGATGTTAAACAAGCACACGCATCAGCGATAGAATCTTATATAGAGAAGCACGTAGGATTAGACTTAGCTAATACGTATAGACCATCTGATGAGATGGGTACTATGCCATTCATTAGGACGTTAGAGAATTGGGCTAAATTTGAGATTGATAATAGGACGATGTACGATGCTGCTATTAGCTCAGGATTAGCGATAATGGCAAATCAAAAACACCTCTATGTTCCTGAGAAAAAAGAATCGAAAATAAGTATTAACTTCGCAAGATACAGTAATGATGGAAATATAAGCCAATTAATTCAATGAAGAAAGATATACAAATTGAAATATTCAATACGACTTTCCCAAGTCAAATGGCTTCCGATGCAGAGAAAGCATCAGAGGAGTTTGGTTTGCAGGTAGGTCAGGCTATTCAGTATGAGTGGTTCAGAAAGGATGGAACATCGTGTAGATACTATGCACAATGGAGAGATTTTCATCACGTTCGTTTATATGCACGTGGAGAGCAGCCTGTAGGTAAGTACAAGAATGAGTTAGCTATTGATGGAGATTTATCTTATTTGAATTTAGATTGGACACCTGTCCCGATTCTACCGAAATTTGTCGATGTAGTTGTTAATGGTATGTCAGACCGTTTGTTTAAGGTTAAGGCATACGCTCAGGATGCAATGTCTCAAGCTAAGAGAAGTAAGTATCAGGACTTAGTTGAATCAGAAATGGTTGCAAAGCCTGTACTTGATATCATCAAGGAGCAATCAGGTATTGACCCATTCATTACTAAGGAAGAAGAGTTACCTAACACTGATGAGGAACTTTCTTTGTATATGCAGTTAAAGTATAAACCTGCTATTGAGATTGCAGAGGAGGAAGCTATCAATACTATGACGGTATTGGGTATTGCTGTAGCAAAGCACGAGTTCTTACCGGGAGCAGGAGTAAAAATTTCTTATGTTGACCCTGCAAATGTGGTCTATAGTTATACGGAAGACCCATACTTCAGAGATTGCTTTTATTGGGGAGAAATTAAGACTGTACCTATTACAGAGGTTTTAAAAATTAATCCATCATTGACAAAGGAAGACTTACAAGAAATAACTATGTATAGTCAGGGATGGTATGATTATTATAATGTTGCACAATTTTATCAAAACAGTTTATTCCATCGTGATACTTGCACTCTTCTCTATTTTAATTATAAGACTACGAAGAAGATGGTCTATAAGAAAAAAATTCTTGAGAATGGAGGTACAAGAGTAATAGAGAAAGATGACAGCTTCAATCCTCCTAATGAGATGATGGAAGAAGGTCGTTTTGAGAAGATGGAGAAAACAATTGATGTATGGTATGAGGGTGTAATGGTAATGGGGACTAATATTCTAATAAAGTGGGAGATGAGTGAGAATATGGTTCGACCTAAGTCTGCATCTCAACACGCTATATCAAACTATGTGGCTTGTGCTCCTCGTATGTACAAGGGGGTTATTGAGTCATTAGTAAGAAGAATGATTCCTTTTGCTGACTTGATTCAGATTACGCACTTAAAGTTACAGCAGGTAATTGCAAGGGTAGTTCCTGATGGTGTATTCATTGATGCCGATGGATTGAATGAGGTTGACTTGGGAACAGGCAACGCTTATAATCCTGAGGATGCTTTACGACTATACTTCCAAACAGGTAGTGTTATAGGTCGCAGCTTTACACAGGATGGAGATTTCAATAATGCCCGTGTTCCTATTACGCAGCTCACATCAAATTCGGGGGCTTCTAAGACGCAAATGTTATTAGCGAACTATAATCATTACTTAGATATGATTCGCTCTGTAACAGGATTAAATGAAGCGAGGGATGGCAGTATGCCTGACCCTAACTCATTGGTTGGTGTTCAGAAGTTGGCAGCATTAAATTCAAATACAGCAACACGACATATCCTTGAATCAGGATTGTTTATTTATAAAACATTAGCTGAGGCATTAACATATCGTGTAGCTGATATTCTTGAATATGCTGACTTTAAGGATGACTTTGCTAATAAGATTGGTAAGTATAATGTATCTATCCTTAATGATATCAAGGACCTTTACATTTATGATTTTGGAATCTTTATAGAGGTGTCTCCTGATGAAGAGCAGAGAGCACAGCTTGAGGCTAATATTCAGATGGCTTTATCGAAGGGGGATATTAATCTTGAGGATGCTATTGATATCCGTGAGATTAAGAACCTTAAACTTGCTAATCAGTTATTGAAGTTAAAGAGAACTCAGAAGCAGGATAGAGAGGAGAAGATGGAGATGCAGAAACAGGCTATGATTTCTCAGCAGCAGTTAAAGTCTCAGGAGTTAGCAGCACAGACAGCAATGCAAACTATCCAATCAGAGGCTCAGGTAAAGATGCAATTGAAACAAGCTGAGATATCTTATGAGATTGAGAAATTAAAGGTGGAGGCTGAAC